TGAATTTACTCAGTTTCAAACGGAGTAAATTCAGTACCGTCGTTTAACCACGGACCGTTCATGTTTGTACAGTTTTGAATATATGGAGAAACTGTACACAGTGTACCTGGACGTATTTCTGCACACCAACCTGGTGCTCTTAGTCCTCTAAATGTAAGTTGGTATAGATAACAAGCATTACCTACATAAAAGATTGTTTGTGTATTATTTTTAGGCCAAATTCTTGTGTTACGTAATTCGCCCTGTCCTGTAATTGTACAGTAGTCTGGAAGTGTAATTGGGTTTTCTTCATAATAATCACCCGGTGCAACAATAATTGTTGTACCTTCTACTGCTGCTTCAACTGCACTTTTAATTGTGCGTTTAGCACCAAACTTACCTTCACTTCTACCATCGTTTAAGTCGTTGCCATCTTGGCTTACGTATAAAACGTCTGTTGTTTTAGGACCGGATGTATCACCGCTAACTCTCAAGTCACCGGTAATATTAACACTTTTGGTAGATCCTAAGTCAATGTCAATATTACCGTCAGCGGTTAATACAAGTGACTTATCACCAATTTTTCTTTCATGTATGGACTGCTTCTTAAAAAACTTCATTTATACTTCCAAATAGCTAATTGTTGCAACAAGATTAGTAGGTGTTGCTCCTACAAAAACTACTCTATCACCTTCATCTAAAATCAAACGTTCAACGTTAAATGTAAATGTATCACTGGCCGCAACTGATAAGCTATTAAGTATTAAATTTCTATCAGCTTTACTCTGAACATTAGGAATTGCATACATGTCAAATGTACTATCGTTTGCTCCAGTTCCATCATCTGTTCCTGTGTTACAGACTAATATAGTAGTAATAGCATACTTTTTGCCAGCTGGCACTGTTAGTATTACTGAGTCTGTTTGTGATATTGCTATGTTTGCTATTGACATTTTTTGTTTCCTTAAAATATAATACTATATAATAGAGCTTTATTTCGACTTACAAGTTCATCTGATGTTCCATCTTCGTTTACAAAATACAATCCGGTGCCGCCATCTCCAAGTTGTTTACTATAAACAGTAACACCTTCAGTAGGTGCGGATGGGTCAACTTGTAGTGTATAGTTTTGCCATCCGTCTACTTGTACTGATCCTAAGCCGTTGCCTCTTAGGATAAGATCGCTTCCGATAGTTGATGTACTAAGTACATCTCCTATCATAGATATACCTTCAATATAAGTACCTGTTCCAACTTCGTAGAATGTAGCAACACCTGCACCGTTAACTCTTACTTCAACTCTTGGAGTTACTGCTGGAGATATAATGTTTCCATCGCTATCCTCGTCATCGTAAGTTATAACTTGTGTTAGGCTATTAAGACCGCTTTGTATTCTATCTGAGTAGTTGTACTGGTTATATGAAGTTACATAATCAATAAGTGTTTGTGTTGTAACAACTGCTTCTGTGCTATCAGGCGGAACCATTCCGTCATTGTTAACACCTGCTAAAATATACTGAGGGAATATAGGATCACGTTCCCATAAACTTTCGCTGTAATCTGCAGATCCAATTTGTACATAACTTCCTGCTGGTTGCCCATAAAGCAAGTTTAAATTAGATGCAGAAGCAGATGGATTATCAACTAACGATTCGCCTGAATTTAAACTCTTAACATGTAAACCTGTTAAAGTTCCGTCAACTAAATGTAGTTCAAATGCACCATAGTCTGGTCTTGAATCAACTCCAAGACCGTAATATGTTGGCAAGTCTTCGTTGTAGGTAAATTGTGCTCTAATACCATTTTTATCATTGTCGGTACTTCTACCAAACTCAAGACCCATTAAGTCTACGTTAGCATCGTCTTTGTTCAGTGTAATAATCGGATCTTCAATTAAAAGTTCACTAACTTCAATAGTAGTTGTTTCACCTTCGACAATTAGATCGCCAGTAATTCTAAAGCTACCGCCGTTGCCATTATCAAAAGTGATGTTACCACCGTCGTTAATTTTTAATATATAATCCGATACACCGTAACGATCTACACGAGTTGACATTTATAACTCTCCTTAGATTGCAGTTAAACGAATTAGTGATTCAGTTGAGTCGTCTTCTACTTCCCAACTGTAACGATTACCATTCCAATCTGTAGCTGTTCTGTTAAACATTTTCTTTAGTATGACTGGGCCAGTAGTTAATCCTACTAAAGACATTTCGCCTGCTGCATTTGGAGTAATTTCGTTAACTAGTCTGCATACATAAGTTGTAACACCGTCTGTAGTAACAGTAAATTTGTTTGAACCTTTTTGGTTTACAATGTAACCTTCTACTGAAGATGAACCATTGTGGTATCTTACTGGAATAGTTGGCTGTGTATCATCGCCAGTTGCTCCGAAGTATCTTTTATTAATTGGACGTCCCATTGTTTTCTCCTTTTGTTGACGTTCTAGGTCTACGCGGTGGGTCCGCATAAGTCCTCGTTGAGGCTCATTACCTTAACAATAATATTTATCCTTTTTCAAAAAATGGGTTATTATGAGCTAAGTTTTTGAAGGTTTTCAGCGTATCTTTTTCCGTTACGATCTACGTAATTATAAGACACTCTGTCACCTAATTTTGCATCAAATGTATGAGTTTCAAACAAAACATCTGTTCTTGCAGTTTTCCATTCGTCTGGTAATATAACGCTGTATTTTCTCTTTTTGTTATACTTAGAAATAGTTCCTAATGGCATTTGCATTCTCCTTTATCAAGTATTTACTCATAAAAATAGGCCCCGTAGGGCCTATTTTATTTTTTGTATCTCTAGGATTAGCTGAAGCTAACGTTACCGTTAGTGATTGCAACTTTACCTAGGTAGTCTGCTGCGTTACCAAGTGACGATGCAGTGTTGTTTAGTTCAACATAACCATAACGAGTCATAAACGACACTGTTGGTTCGAATGTTGATGGATCTAGAACAACACCACTGCTCATTAGTGGGATGTATGGGCAGTAGAACGCTGCTGCGTCTGATTCGCTTGAACCTTTGTAACCAATTAGCACTGCTGCGTCATCGCCTGCATAAGTGTTTACGTACACTTTCATTGCATTGTTTAGAGTACCAACCATCTTAGTGTTAGTTGGTGCTTCAAATGCACCTTCAGTTGTACGAGCAAACGCTGAAGTAGTTGCTGACTGAAGAATTGTTAACGCGAATGGCGAAACAACTGCCCAGTTACCAGCACCACGGCGTGTACGCTGTGCGATTAGGTTTGATACACGGTTGATTTGAACTGCAAGTGCTGCGTGTTCGTCACCAACGAATGTAGCTGTACCTGATACTGCTGCTTGGTCGTATGTTTGTGCTGCTGAACCTGCAAGTGAATCTAGTGAACCTAGAATCTCTTGGTCGATTTCAGCAGTAATTTCTTGTGCTAAAGCAGCCATGATTTCTGCTTCAACGTCGATGCCATGCTGTGACTGTGCGTCTTGAGCTGCTTCGAATGTCCAACGTGCTGATAGCTTACGTGTTTTAGCTTCAACAGTTTGTTTCAAGATCTGGATGCTTAGACGGTTACCTGCTGCACCTTCTAGAGCTGCTGTATTTGCTGCTCTGTCAGTTGCTGCTGCACCTGAATAGCCTTCCGCAATCTTGAATGGGCTTAGTGCTTCATCACCAGCAGTAGTATCTGTACCACTTGTTGAGTTGAATGAATCACTATAACGCACACGTAGAGTGTGGATTTGGCCAACTGGACCAGTCATTGGCTGAACGCCGACTAGGTCGTTTGCAATTACTGTTGGCATTACACGTCTGATCACTGGAAGGATCACACGGTTTAAAGTTGCGATATTACCGGCAGATGTTGCACCAGCAGTAGCAGATTCTGAAAGATACTTGCGAGTATTTTCTAATGTTGAAGCCATTACTGCTTTCTTTGTGCCTGATAGGCCTTCAAGAAGTGCTGATTTAGTATCGTGCCAGCGACTTTCTAATAGTTCTGACATTGGTTTCTCCTCTTTATAATCCAGCTAGACGCTTAATGTCAACTACATTTGAGTCGAATGCGTCTGCTTTTATGTCATTGTTTGTTCTGTTGCCTGTTACTTCTTTTGCCTCTGCTAATACTGCCTTTTTCGCTGGACCTTTACCGTCGATAACTGCCGGTAGGTATTTGTCAAACGCTGAACGTAGTTTAGTCGTTTGAACAGACTCTAGCAAGTCCATCATAATGTTTTTCTGGTCTTTTGAAAGTGGACCAGTTAGTTCGTTAAGAACTTTTGATCTTTCTGCTGATTCAATTAATCTCTTTTTCTCGTTATTAACTGTTTCGGCAATTTTTACTGCTTTAGCCGCTGCTAGTTTTGCTTCAGCTAGTTGCTTATCTTTTGCTGCAACTACCTTAAGCATTTTAGCTGTTTCACTCTTTTCATTTAGATATGAGTGAGTATATTCGTTGCTAAACGCTTCGAATATTTTGCGACCAAAATCATTTCTACGTGCATCTTCGATATCTTCTTTAAGTGCTGTAATTTCAGTCTTAAGACCTTTTGACACTGTTTCTGATACCAACGCTGCACTTTTCTTGATAAAGTCTGACTTGACTTTAGCAAGTGTTCCTTTAGCTTCACGTACTAGACGTACTTTTGTTTCAGCTAAGTCTTTTTTGTCTTCGTAAAACTCTGCAATTTCTTTTGCAAGTGATTCAACCACAAAGTCTTCTAGAGCAACAAACTTGTCAGCCATTGCTTTTTGATCACTATGTAGTTCTTTGATTTCTTTGCTTAATTGCTCTGAAACAAAGTTTTTTAGAAGAACTGAATTGTTACGCTGTTGGACTGCTAATTTTGCTTTTGTTTCTGCAAGTTGTTTGCGATCTTCAGCAAATTCAGCAATTTCTTCTGCTAGTTTTTCTGAAATCATGCTATCAATGGCTTCTACCATAGTTGATTTATCATGCTCGTACTTTTTAGCAAATTCTTCACGTAGTTCTGCAGTTACCTGAAGGCGATTTTCTTTCACCTTGGCGTTCCATGCTTCTTCTAATTCTGAACGCACTTCTTCCGATAGTGCTGAGTTTTCGAAGAGTGATTTAAGTGCATCTAACATTTTCTATCCTCTCCTAGTTAGCGGAGTTTGCTTATTATATCTAATAAGCTCTCTTTTAAATACTTCTGTGCCTGTTTATCGCCTTGAACTTCCCTTGCTGTTTGGAACGCCTTATATCCACCACGTGAATTCATTAGGTGTTCGTAAATTGGTGTTGGGTATGCTCCCGGTGCACTAGGTTGAGCTACTACATCAACTGTAACAATCTCAAATTCGCTTACTTCACCGGATCCATCTTCTTTTACATTACCACTACCACGCGATGAGACGCCTAGTTTAACTCCGCTTTCAAGCATTGTTTTAACTAGTTGTCCCATCGGAGTAGGTAGGATTTTTAGTTTACCGTAACCGTTAGGTCCGTCCATCCACATTTCTGAAATCATGTGTGATACACGGTCTAGGTTGATATTAAGTCCGTCTGGGTGATCTACTTCACCTAACACTGAGTAGCCACCTTGGATTTGCTCGTTGAGCGTGGTGACAGCCCTGCCAATCTCATTTACGGGATAAACACGCTGATTTGCGTTGCGTACTCCGCCTTGAATACAAATACCTTTCATATAAAGATCTTTGCCTTCATTAGCAGACTCAACGACAATCTTAGCCTGGTCAAAACTCAAATGTTCGTTCAGTAGCTTCATCAAACAGTCCTCTTATTTGCCGATAATAGGTGTAGTATTAGCGGCTTGCTCTGGCTTGCCTTTTTTCTCAGCACCGTGGCCAGGTTGTGATGCCATTTTAGTAGCACCCTTCGCACCAGGAACATTTACGTTACCAGTGTTCATATCTTTTGGAGTACCTTTTAATACGCCATTTCCTTTTAGTTGACCTTTGTTAGCTTCAACACCTTTTTCATCTTTGCTTTGTGCAATGTTTGATGCTGTGCCACCCATGTCATTTTTGCCTGCAACAGCTGATTTAGTACCGTTAGTACCTGTGTCACCCATTTTTGCAGTTACTTTTTCAACATATTCACGCATTTGCTCGCCAGCTGTTTTTGGAGTTTTTGATTCTTCTACTTCAGCTTCTTCTTCTTCAAATGCAATTGATTCTTCTTCAGCTTCTTCTTCGTCGCCTTCTTCTGAATCCATGTCCATTGGTAACTCGTCGTCGCCTTCTTCGTCGCCCATGTCCATATCGCCGTGCTCTTCTTCGCCAGCTTCATCAGCCATTAGTGCTTCAAATTCTGCTTTTAGTGCTTCTAGTTCATCTTCTAGATCCATTACACGATCTTCGATGTCGCCTTCGCCACCTTCTTCGTCACCCATGCCCATATCCATGTCCATGTCGCCTTCGTCGTCCATGCCTGGCATTTCAATGTCCATAGTCATATCATCTGCTGGATCTTCTTCGCCAAAGAAGCCTTCTTCAACTTCTTCATCTTCTGACTCTTCTAGGTCGTCATCTTCTGACTCGTCTAAATCATCATCTTCTGATTCATCTAGTTCGTCTTCTGACTCTTCTACTTCTTCGTCAGTTGCTTCATCCACTTCTTCTTCTGTATCTTCAGCTAGAAGTGTTTCATAAATTTCACGTGATCTTTCTACCACGATTTCATGGAAAAGCTCTTCTGCACCTTCTCTGTCTTCGTTGACAAGGCGTTCAAGCATTTCTTCAAACTTGTTACGATCAGTCATTGTTAATCTCCTTTATATATCTTTACAAGGCTGTCTATTATATTTACACTTTTTGAAAAATATATGCTTAAAATGGGCTCAAAACAGCACATTTTATGAATTATAAGGTTTTAGCTTGAATCTTTTTTTAAAATCTTCAAGTAAAATATGTTCTAGATTGTTTAAATTTTCTAAATGCTCTGGTATAAAACTCGTTTCTTTTTCAATTATACGAACGTATTTAGTCCGCGGATGAGACTTAATTGCAGTAGCAGTTTGTCTAGTCCAGTTTCCATAGTACGTTGCACGGTCTTCAGTTCTTTTATAATTTTTAGTTCCTGCATAAATGTTGTTTACTTTGTCGTTATCGTCACCTATACCTACATAGTCAAAACCTAAAATATAAATGATATTTGCATTATGTGTACTTGCTAACCATAATGCTGTAGGTCCACTGCTCCAACCTTTGTTTGGATTAAAAAGATTAACACCAGGAGTACGTTTTGTTAACTTGTTTGGATTAGTCCAAACTTCATTATCCAAATGATATCCAACATCAGTAATTTCTATAATCATTTTAGTATCAACTGCTACAAGATAGTCAGGTGAAAAGGTTCTATATAACGCATTGCATCCGTATATAGTACCGTGTTGTTTTAATTC